GAGCGGCTTGGCCTTACGGTACATGAAGCTGAGAAAACTCAGAAATGGTACTTTCAGCGGTTCCCTAAGATTAAGCGATGGCAGGATAACCTTAAAGATCAGGTATTCAAACGTAAGTACGTTCAGAACATCTTCGGCTACAGGTTCAATATCCTCGGTAGGATCGATCAGAGCGCGCTCAACGCGGCAGCTGCATGGACCCCGCAGAGTACCGTGGCGTGCCTCATCAACAGAGCGCTCGTGGCTATTGACGAACAACTACCTGCCGTGGAGATACTCCTCCAGGTTCATGATTCACTCGCGGGGCAGTATCCAGTGGCTGACGCAGAAACGCATCGTGCGGCTATCCTGGAGAAGGCTTCGATAGTCCTGCCCTACGACGACCCGCTGATTATCCCGGTGGGGATCAAAACCAGTCCAATATCCTGGGGAGATTGCGCATGACCCAACGACACTTCTCGAACTGGCTCACAGCCTTTCAGGACTACTCCCAGTGGGGAGAGGCTCCGAAACGTATGTACTTCTGGGTGGGGGTCTCGGCGATTGCCGGGGCTCTCCAGCGTAAGGTCTGGATCGACCAAGCCTACTTCCGTTGGTATCCCAACCAGTACATTATCCTTGTCGCGCCTCCTGGAGTAGTGTCGAAGTCCACTACCGCCAACCTTTCCATGCAGCTGCTGCGGCGAGTACCGGGCATTAAGTTCGGCAGTCCCATAGCCACATGGCAGAGCCTTATCAAGGAGTTCAACGATGCCACTGTAGGATTCAACTACGGAGACGAAGTACACTCAATGGCAGCCCTTACCCTGGAGTCCAGTGAGTTCGGCAATACCCTCAACACCCAGGACAAGCAGATGGTCGATCTGTTCACTAGCCTGTGGGACGGCAAGACTATCAGCAAGTCTACCAAGATGTTCGGCATAGAGACTGTGGAGAATCCCTGTATCAATCTTCTGGCCTGTACCACCCCTGCCTGGATAGCTGACAATATCCCTGAGTATATGATAGGCGGCGGGCTGATCTCCCGTATGGTATTCGTCTACGCAGAGAAAAAGGACAAGTTCATAGCCTACCCAGCTGAGGATGTGCCCAAGGACTTGGCGGTAGTGGAGCAGCAGCTGGTCGATGACCTGACCCGAATCTCCGAACTCACCGGCCAGTTCCGCTTTACCAAGCAAGCCCTAGCCTACGGGCGCGCCTGGTACGAGGACGTATGCACTAACCGCCCGCTCAACCTCAGTGACGAGCGCTTTGGTGGCTACCTGGCCCGGAAGCAGACCCACCTACACAAACTAGCCATGGCGCTGAGTGCGAGCGAGTCTGACAGCCTAATGCTAACCGAGGAGCACCTGGCTCTAGCAGACTACATGCTCAAAGACCTGGAACCCGACATGGCCTTTGTATTCTCGAAGGTAGGTAGGGTGGATGTCAGCTTCCATGCCGAGCGGCTGATTCGGTTTGTCGTGGAGCGGGGCAGGGTGAGTGTGATGGAAGCCTACAAGCACGTCCACCCCTACTTCCCGAAGGCTGATGACTTTCAGGGAATCCTCCAGGGGTGTTTGAAGTCCGGCTACTTGCGGCTGGTTGACGAGGGTAGCGGAATGTTCCTCCTACCGGGCAATCCCTTGCCTAGTAGCTCCAGATAGCCGGGCGGGGATACCCCACCACAGGCAAGATGTCTAAGTGTATGAACCTCCCGGCCCGGTCTCCTTTCTGGGCCACCCCAATGCCGGTAAAGCCCATGGATAGGGCTTCCTTCAATACCTTGTGTGCCCTCGCGCCTGATACCAGTAGATCAACCGCAACCCCCTTCTCATGGGCCGGGGTAGACCCGAATCGCTTGTTGTAGCTGGGGCAGCGGTAGCCAGAGGAGACCAAGAGTGGGAACCCTACTCGCTCCCGCAACTCCTCCAGCATAGCTCGGAATTCGTCCGTCACTCCGACCTGACCGCAACCACACTTACAGCGCAGCTCCTTGTCACTGAAATAGGCCATAGCTACTCCCTCGGCAGTTTCTTGTCCAGCCAAGAGACCATACGGTCTTCCAGCCACTTCATACCGACGATAGCTACCGTGAAGCCTACAGGAATGGCAGTATTCCCTGCCACCCCCATAGACTCAAAGACCTCTATCACCGCTAGAGCTGCCCAAGGCGCAAGGAGCGTCTCCCCTGCATGTCTCCTGAAATTACGCTTGCGCCCATCCCAGATACATCGAAGAAATGCTACACTCACAGCCACGACCATGCCCTGCCCTTTGGATTCGAGTAGCCCCCAGTAGTGCTGAATCTGGAGAATGAATTGTTCTGCGCCATCTGGTTTATCCACCTTTCCTCCTCAGGAGTTTGCCGCCGCTATGTACCATCCAGAGTAATGGATTGTTGTAGTCGCTGCCAAGTGGTTGCCACTAAGCGAGATGGTGCCTTGTACTGTAGAGTCTCCACAATAGCCACGCACCCGCAGGGCAGTAGCCGGATCGTTACTCTGGAACTGGGCAAAGAAGCCTCCGAATACCGTAGCAATAGTGTCGCTGACTACTACGTTAGCAATCGGACCTGCTAGGGTAGCTCCCCCGAAGTTCATAGGCTCGACAGGTACGTTAAGTTGAGCTTGTAGCCAGGTCTGGTCATGCGAGAAGGTCATGTAGGCGTAGAAGTAGACCAAAGGTCCATTACGCCAGTAGTAACCAGCTCGCGCCGAGTAGGATATATTGGTAGTCCCGCTAGTGGCTGTCAGTGCTGGAGTGAAAGTCCCTTGGTACCCCGTAGGATACTTGTTAGCCCAGTCCCCCCAGCCAGTCCCAGGAACATAGAACCTAGTGTATTCCACCCCGCTAGCTACTTGATAAGTCTGGATTATTCGACCGGAGAAGGTCCACACCCGCAGAATACCGCCGTTGACTACTTCTGTGCTGGTGGTACTAACGTAGGCTGTAGGTCTATTCGTACAGCTGGTAATGTTAGCGGTAGTGACGTTGTACGTTCCGGCTCTGGTCAATGTGTCGAAGTTGGTACTTGCAGCAATCTCTCCGCCGTAGCGGCCTATCTCGCGCCAGTTAGTCCAGCTACCGAGGTACTGTCTGGTATAGGTTCTCTCCCCACCTACGGTCAGCATCTGCGAAATCACCGTACTGTCGACGCCCCCACGGGCTACCACCAGCGTAGCGGAGTCCGTAGTGGGAGCATTTTCCACATAGGTACTGGTTGGGATGTTAGTGGAGGTTGAAAGTGCTGTTAAACTGTATGTCCCGGCGGAGGTTAGGTCATTGAGGTTCTGGGCTGTGGCCAACTCCCCGCGCATGTGCATGGCTTCGTCAGTGACCACAGCCTCTAGGAGGGCGAACTCGTCGTACCGGAGGCTGTCCCCAGGGCTAGTCCCTGCAGCCAGTCCAGTCAGCTTCATCCCGCCCATAGGTAGGTTAGCCGTAGGTACGCTCTGACCGTCACGGGTAAGGCAGTTGCTCAGGCCTTGGTGGATGTCCGTCAGGTTGGAATTGAAGCGAGCTGCAAAGATCACCGCCCCGGTTACTGCAGGGAAGGTCGGCGCACTAAGCGGGTTGAAAGTACCTGAGCCGTTGAATGGCATGATTTTGTCCTCAGAATGGTCTGTTGTACGGTAGCGTACTATGGGCTACTGTTCGTTACGTTGGTCGGCTTGTTCGCCTAGCAGTCCGAGTACCATACCTTTAGCTGCGTCACTGCCTGGATTCTGTTTCGCATAATTCATAAGGAACTCTACGCCTCCCGGAGTGGTCAACTGCGTGTCGATCCAGCGTTGTCCGGCATTGGCTATCGCGCCCCAGGTATACTTCGATATGAAGCTAGATATCCTTGGAGTATACTGAGCTGCAGCAGCCCCTTCAAGGGCAATAGCTTCACTGCTACGCTCTGGAGCAAACATAGGCAGCTTGCGACTACTCGGAGCCTTTCGCTCGATAGCCCGCAGGGTTTGCAGGAAGTTGTCTAAACCTCTGGATATCTGCCTAGCTTCAGCCGGAGACCTGCCGGAGGTAATCGCCCAAGCCTCTACCATGTCTTGTCTAGCTCGCGCCTTAGCTGGACTAGCAAGATCGTTGAACACCTTGCCAGCAAAACCATCCCCAGCTTCGTCAGCTGCCTTGGCGGTTTTGCTTAGAGTCTCGGACACTTTGGTCTTGATCATTCCGGCGAAGAAGTCAGCTGCCTGGGGGTTGCGGCCTATCTGTTGTGCGTAACGGATCGGAGGAGACTGGTTGCGCGGGACTGTAGGTTCAATTCCCCTGTCCATAAGTCTGCTAAGCATAGCTTCTGGCGCGGCAGCATCCTCCGTCACTCCCTTCTTAGGTACCCAGCCACCGAGAGAATTGGCTGACTTCTTCAGACCAAAGTTCTCCCTCTGGAATACCTGACGCATAGCAGCCTTGGCTTGCCCGACTTCTGGTACTGCTGCAGCTACTGCTCTGTCCGTAGAAGCCCGAACTAAAGCCTGCTGCTTACGTGTCGTAGGGTTAAGGTTGCCAACCCCACTGTCCTTAAAGCTAGGCTGTGCTCTGTCCTGTATCCCACGCAGTTCCTCTATGTTGTCGATAGGTCTGCGGACTCGCATAGGTACATTCACAGACTCAGGGTAAGTGATAGTATCCACTTGCCCTGTGATAGCGTCCATTTCGTTCCTACCAGGAATAATCCGACGAGTTTCTACCTCTGCCTGACGGTAAAGGTTACGTCTAAGTTCGTCGACAGTCTCGGCCATTCCGGGAACATTAGCTCTGCGCGGATTGTCCATTATAGCTTGTAACTGCAAGTCTAAATTGCGGATGTTAGCCGCAGTCAGCCTACCTCCGTTAGCGTTCAAAGCTCTCTGATAGGCGCGTTGGGCTTCCCTAGTAACTCGGTTCAGTTCCGCAGCAGCAGTATCGCGCCCTTGTCTGGCTAATGCCTCGCGGGTAGAGACCTGCCCTGGAAGTCCCTCAACAAGCTGCTGCCCTCTAGCCAGTGCCTGATCCTCCTGCGGAAGTTGCATAGCCCGGACTTGACTGCCGGTACGTTGTGCAGCGTAGTTCTCCAGGTTCTTCAGTCCGTCGTAGCGAGCATCTCCAGAGGTCTGTCCGGGGGTGAGTTCTACCCCATCGGCGCGAGCAGCTTGCTGTGCTTGACGGATGTCCATGGCATCCTGCTGGGTAAGGTCGCCTACGGCCTCTCGCGCCAAAGACCTACGGGCAGTACCTGCCGAGCTGAGAGCTGTGTTAGTAGTGCTACCGCCGAGGATTGCCCCTACGAGTCTGCCAATAGGGCTATTGTCTGTAAGCTCTCCGCCTATACCAGCTCCGAATTGCCCGCCGAACTCCGACAGCACACCTACGCCGAAGTCCCGAACTTTACCAACCACGCCCTGACCTAAACCAGTTACAGCATTGGCTACCCCACCACCAGTTACTCCGCCAAGCATGTCCATCTGCTGCTCGATGGGATTCACCGGGCGTAGAGGCATCTTGGACTCCAGCCATTCGGTAGCACTCGCGCCAGTAGGTTTACCAGTAACCGCACTGAGCGCAGCATCGCCAAGGTCTAGCACGCCAGCCCAGGCGCTAGGTACTGTCTTGGCCACCCCTTGAGCAAAGACTCCAGCTCGACGGAGTGCGCTACTCTGGTCTGCCATAGCCTTTTCCAGTGAGATATCCAGCTGTCTATGCGTATCCTGCAATATCCCTTCAAGCTCAGTCTTAGTGTTAGGGTCTAGGTCTGGGACTTTAAGCTGGTCCATTATGTCCTTGCGAAGTTCCAGCAGTTCTACCTCCTTCTGCCCGACAGGTGGGCGTCCGGCGACTGGTTTATCAAGCAGAGCTTCTATCTCAGTTACGTAGTCTTTCATCACTGCCCCTTGAGTTTGTTCAGTCGAGCCTTAAAGTCGGTGACTATCGGCGGAGGGATAGGCGCGCCAGTACCACTACCAGCTCCGTTAATTGGGTCGTCCAGTACTTCTAGGTTCGGAGTAAACCTACCGTCAGGTCCAGCTTTGGCTCCTATATCTGATGGAATCTCTGCCGGATAGGTCATAGCGTCTACCATTGACTGATCCGCTCCGCTAGAGTTACGAACACTGTTCACCATGGACTTGTAGCTGGTAATCTTATTTGCAGCTTCAGCCTCGCCAATGGCTATGATGTTTTTCAGTGCTCGGAGCTTGACTGTCATGTCGGCGCCGCTGGTGAGCATAGCGTACTGTCTGTCGGCGTCGGAGATAGCCGTACCGGAACCAAAGGCAGAGATATTGTCTCTAACCACCTGCCCCATAATAGCCATTAACTCCTGAGTATTAGCTACCTTACGGTTGTCCTGCCCAGTGATCTTGTCGAACATACCACGCAAGAAAGTCTCTTGGTTGGCAAAAGTGCCAGTAATGACTCCGTCATCTATCCTAGACTTAGCTACCCTGTAGGTATCAAACAGTCTGGTAGCCTTCTCTGCCTGTGGGCGTTCATCAGCCAACTGCTTAAGCAGGAACTTCGGACCTTCTTTGTTCCAAGCACTCTCAGGCTGCGGCATGTTGTTGTGGATAGTCGTCCCGCTAGGCAGTGCCTTGTAGGTCTCCTGTCCGTTGCGAGTGTAGCCCCGCTGCAAGGTCTTGCCGTCCGGCGTAGTCACAGTTTCCTGCGTCCAAGTCACTCCGCTCAGTGGGTCCCACTCCTTAGGTTTCAGCTGAAGGTCACTAGCCCGACCAGACTTTTCGTACTCAGCTATGCTCTGCGTGTCGTATTTTCCACTCTTGTAGAGGTCTTTCGGATTGCCAGCTGCGCCTAAGCGGTCTTGGTTTTCCAGCAAGAACTTGGTGTTAGCCGTAGAGTTGTCATTCTCCAGCTTCTGTCCCATCATAGCTTTAATCAGCGGCAGGGCTTGACCTAGAATCCCAGGTCCTACGTATTGGCCGCCGACAATCTGAGCCTGCGGAGCCTGCACGGCTCCGAGTATAGTCTCTGCTAGTTTCTGTTTCCGAGCCATCTCAGCCTGCTTGACTTGCAGGTCTACTGGCATCCAAGTAGAGTCAGCCATTAGAATTCTCCTACCATAGAGTAGTTAACTGCCAGATACCCGCTAGGCATTTGGATTACAGCCTCAGGCAGTCGCGCCTGAACTTCGTCCGCCATAACCCCGATCTCTGAAACTCCATACTTGTCGTAGGAATAGAGCTGGAAGCCCTTGGAAGTTGTCCGGCCTAGAGGCTTGATGTTGGACTTCAGTCTACGGTCAGATCCTGATTGTGCCATCATGTAGGCTAAAGCCGCCAGGCTGATTCCAGTCTGAGCAGTCTGCGCACTCTGCGCCGCATCAGCATTATAGCGGTTCATGTCGGCGTTAAACTGGTTGTTAAGCGCTCCCATGAGGTCAGCAGGCTGCGGACTACCGGCCCCACCACCTCCGCCACCACCTCCGAACTGCGGTACCTGTAGGCCCGACAGGATCGTCTGAGCCTCTGCAAGCGGGAGGTTCCGCAGGTAGGTCAGCTCTTCCAGGTTCTTAGCCCGTGCGTTGTCTTGAGCCGTCAGGGCACCGACCAGAGACCCAATGTCCTGATTCCGCATCGTCGAGCCTGTTAGGATAGCCTGATCTGCGATGTCCGCATAGTTCCGATTCTTGGCATCCATCCAGTCTTGCATCTGAGACTTGTAGGCTTCGCTACCTTCCATCAGACCGGAGTTGAGCATCTGCGACCGTAGGGCTTGATTCTCTCTGTCGTACTTGTCGCCGAGCAGCCTAGTAGCCTTGTTGTAGTAGGCGTCGGTGTACTGACTACCGTCTCCAGCCAGGGCTTGTGTGAGCTTGTCCCAGTCTCCACGAGCTACTAGACCGCTAGTGTCTAGTTTTCTGTTCATACCCCGCATTGCAGAGATATACTTCCTATAGCCTTCGTTGTAAATCTTCTGCATCTCAGGGCTAAGCACTGTCCGAAGCGTCCATTCCCCCGGAGTGCTGGTAGTATCTCCAGTCTGCTTGCTCCAAGCGTCCAGGTCAGATTGGTAGAGCTTCTTAGCCAGAGCCTCATCATAGACAAGACTGTTGATATGTTTTTTCTGGTCTTCGGCTATAAAACTATTTCCTGAAATCCCACTGTCGTTGTAGACCCCATTGAGAAAGTCTCCGCCAATAGCCCCAAATGTCTTGCCTATGTTGGCTGCATAGGTACTGTACTCCGGTCTAGGAGTTTTGCTCGCCTGCGGTGCGTTGTGTTCCCAGATCTGACTCCCATAAGGCCCGACCTGATTGACTCTAGTGGCGTTCAGTCCCTCTAGGAACGTAAGCCTACTCTGTAGTCCTTGTTCGGCTGCTGCCCCTACATAGTCTGGGGAATTTGGTGCATCACCCTTTCCGCCGCCCATTGCGTTTACCTCTCTCTAAGAATCTGCAGTCCTCTCGGAACATGCGCATGATTATAAGGTCGCCAGAGGGGCAAGCTCGTTCCAGCCTAGCCTCAATCTCAAAGCCTAGTTTTAAGTTCAACTCGATGGCTGGAGTATTGTTCGCCTCTACTATTCCAGTCAACCGCTCGCAGCCCAGTTGCACAAAAGGGTAGTAGAACACGTACCACAGGAAGTCCTTGGTCACTACCCCTGGCCGGGAGATAGCCTGGTGCATGGTCACGCTCACGCCGTTGTACTTCTCGTAGAGCAGTCCGGCCACTATCTCCTTGGTGTCAGTGTCCATCAGCCCTATCGCAGTCATTGCCCCTGGGATGTAGGTAATACCAATCTGCTTGGCTATCCAAGGCCCTACAAGGTCCGGACACTGATCCACTACTACCCTCATACCACCCCACCCGGCTCGTAGATCATAGCTGTAGCACTCCAGCCCAGTTCCGCTACGTTAGCCGACAGCCGGAGCTTGATGGCTACAGCCTTACCGTGGGTGTAGTTCGGAGTGTACCACTGCTGGAAGTTGACGTACTCTGCCCCGAAGGTTGCACTGTCCCATTGCCCGGTATCCCAGACAGCCCCCAAGCCTACAGTAATCGGCTCTAGGTAGAAATCGGAGTCATCGCCGAGCTGATAGTCCACTGCGGTAGCTATGGCTATTTGGAAGCTGCCAGTTGTCTGAATGTGAGGCTGGAGCATCTTGACGTGTTTGTTGCTGCCGAAGCTGCCGAGGTGGGAGAATGCCTGCACAGCAGTACCTACGATGGAACTCCCTCCGAGGTCACTGTCGCCAGACCAGATCTTCGTTACCGTGTCGGCCTTGCCTAAGTACAACTCCCCCTGGTGGTGGACTATTGTCCTTCCGTTCCAGCCAAGAAACCTAGCCCAGGCTCCTGTAGTCATGTTCTGCACGTACTGATCCCAGCGAGTCTCCGCTACTATCGGTACGTTCAGCAGCAATGCGCTAGTCTTCGGGTAGATACACATCTCCCAGCCTTCGTAGTCACTCTGGTACGTCGCGGCGTAGTTGAAGGCTGGCTGAATCACATCGACCAGGCTGAGCGGGTTGAGGGTAGGAGCATTGACCAGTACCTTCGATAGCGGGAACACCCCGGCCCGACACATATACAGCAGGTCTCCGCCATAGGCCAGAAAGCAGCGCTGGTTAAGCGGCTCGCCGAGGTAGTAAATCCCGACGAGAGCCCAGGTATTGACACTAGCTGGGTCGGTTCCTTTGTAGATCAGAATTTCCCCCTCGCTGGAGGCAATGGCAAAGTAGTCGTCAATCCCCTCCCCACCGTCAATAGACCAGCTGGCCGCAGCTACCAAATAGCCTCCATGCTTCAACAACTGTCCTACTGGGTACTCTGTAGCCGCACCACCAAGCTGGTTGACCGGCAGGTACCAGAGGGAAGTGGAGGATTTCTCAATAAACCACACCCTGCGCTTGAAGATAGTCACGAAGCTCAGGTCGGAGGTGGTAACCCCAGTAACTGCTGGAGTAGTGATTCCGGTAATCGAGACCCAGGTAGAGCCGTCGAACAGCTTCATTGTGTCGGTGCCGTTGACCAGTAGGGTGTAGTCTCCGCCAGAGGTATTGAAGTTCACCCAGCTGCAATAGCCTTCGGTCAGGGCAATCTCCTCCGTCCCAATAGTGCCGGCAGCTGAGATGTCGAAAATCCCGTCATCCGTAGCTGCGAACAGTATCCCAGCTGTCGTGCCTATATGGCTGACAAGGGTCTTGACCGGAGATTCGAAGCCATCAGCCCAGGCACTCTCCCCCTTCCGCAGCATGACACTAGTCGCACTGGGATAGTAGTTGTCCAGCTGCACGGCATACTCCTCAGCCATAGTCACAAGGGAGTCCCGAGCGTTCCAGCCCTTGATCGGAGCTGGCAGTACCTTAGCCTTGGATTGCTTAAGCCTGCTCATTGGTTAATGCTCCCAAAGGGTATGACAATGCCAGCAGCCAGCTGAGGCCCAGTGCGGGACATGTCCACCACCCGCTTGGTTCCCTCTTTGGCCCTGTGGACTCCCAGGAGCTTGTTGTAGCTCTCCCGCAAGCTGCCATAGTCCAGTCCCTTCTCCTCCCGCCACTTCCACCGCAGACCCAGCAGGAGGATTTCCTCCGGCAGGACAAAGGTGTCGGTATCGGCAGTGAAGCTGGCTTTGGGGGTTCCGCCGGAGTCCTTAATAGCGTAGCTGGAACTGTACTCGAAGGCGATGGTCTCGCCAACTGCCGAGGCACTCACCCCAGGCATCAGATGGAGGTTCCCGCCCATTACCCGATAGCGGTAGCATGTCCCGGTGTAGCTCTGCGCCAGTAGGTTCTGCCACTCCGGCCCACTAACAGGCCCGAGCACTTGCAGGTTGGCTGTGCGATTCCACAGTGTATCTGGGATGATGTGTTTGAAGCCGTAGGGGGCCAAGGTACTGAGCGCTCCTTGGTCGTGTCCCTCTACGGTGGTGAATGTGGTCTGGTACTGCAGGGCCGAGTAGGTGTAGGAGTCGCTGGTGATCTCCTCTACCAGTTCGTGCAGCAGGCCAAGTATCTGCCGGATTTGGGTATTGGTCGAGCCTATTACGCTGCTGGGGACAGAGAGCCCCGTTCTCGTACAGAAACTCTCTACCACAGTCAGTAGTGACATCTCAACCTCTCTTATTTCTTGCTTAGTTGTTTAACCTGCTCCGCCAGTTCGAGGACTTGCTTTTCCAGCTGGGCCGAGCGTTCTTTAGCTGCGTCGAGTGCCACTGTGAGCTTAGTGATCTGCTCTGCGGCCTTGCCGACATCGCCCTGGGCACTGAGCCACTCTCGCGCCTTTTGACTAAGCGCCCTCCCGCCCATACCCAAGCGGGTAACTGTCTCCTCATTTGCCTGAGCCAGTTCCTCTACGGTACGGACGTTGATAGCCAGCAAGTTGGTCAGCTGAGCCGGGGACAGCAGCGGCCAGTTCTTCAGCGGGAACCCGTTCTCTGGTATTTCCTCACCACGTTTCCAAGCCTCGTAGCTGGCCTTGATCTCTTCCAGCCAACTCTGCTTAAACCGACCCTGGCGGACCGCATCCTGCATATTGCGCAGGTAGTTGCCAAGTTCCACTTCCAAACAGTCCTTGCTGCCGCGCGGAGTGATCAGGGCAAAGTGTACATCCTTCGTGGTGTAGTAGCCGTTCTCGATAGTGGCGTTGCGGTCTTCCTGCTGCTTCGTAGTGAAGCGCACGAAGGGTGGTTTCTCATCTTGCTGCGATATCATGGTGACCTCCCCAGGCCGATGGTGTTAAGTGAATTCTTGGCCCGTAGGCCTATCCCCTGGAAAACAGAGGGCCGAAGCCCTCCGATCTGGTGGGGGAGCAGGACAGGAGGCGGTGACATACCCCCTGTCCTCACCAGATTACGCTACCTGACCCTGCGCGAACGGACGGTTAATGTACGCCACGTTGTAGTAGATGGTCGAGTTGTTGTAGGTGGCAGTTACCGTGCCAGAGACCACTGCGGTAGTGGCTGCCGACAGAGTTACCTCGGTTCCGTTCGGAGCGATAGACACGACAGTCGTGCCTGAAGCGATCCCGGTACCAGAGAGGTAAGCTCCGATGAACCAACCGTTTGCGTTAGGTACCTGGAGCTTGTAGCTGGAGCTGTTCGCTACGCAGTTAGCCTTGGCTACCGTGGTGGTAGCTGCCAGAACGTTGCGAGCGTTAAGCACCTGCTTGCCGTTCGAGATTGCCCCGACGGTGCCTGCTGCGGTGATACCGAAGGCGGTGTCTGCCGATACGCTTGCCCCAGACTTGATCGGAGTAAGGCCCGAGAGGCATACCCAGATGTACTGACCAAGGCTCGCGCCTACCATAGCAACGCCCAAAGAGCGGCCAAGGTTGGCAGTGTTAGCCACTTCAGTCGCCTCGATACGCATCTTACCGCTCACCAGAGAGGCAGAGATGGCTACTGCAGCGAACTGGGCAATCGACCCTGCGGCGTAGACGTACATGTACTCACGACCACCCCAGTAAGGGTCATCGCCAGACATGATCATGCCGGTTGGGGCACGGGCTGAGTCGTCGGCAACGAACCAGGAATTAACCTGCGGCGCGCCAACATAGTTTGCAACTGTACGGATACCAGTCATTTTGAAATCTCCAAAAATAGGCCAATGTACGATTCAGTACTCTAGGCCATTGTTAAGCCTTGAGAACGCCCTGCAGACCACGGTTGGTCACTTCCAAGTTACCCTGCCAGATGATGGGGATAACCGCAGCATCTTGGTTGTAGGGCACTCGGTCGTCCATCACTTCCAGGTTTGCCTGAGAGTGTACAACCAGATTGATGTAGTCCGTGTTCAGGAAGTACATGTGAGCGTTCGGGATACCACTGCCGCCGTCGAAGATCACATCAGCAGTCTTGTACTTCAGACTGATGAAACCGCCTTGAGCAGAGTTCGAGCTGGTGTACTGCTTGAACGCGATCTGCGACTTCTCATACAACTGGAAGTAGTCGTTCGACGCGATAATCAGGTCGGGCTTGTCATCCCCACGAGTCAGTTCCATCCACAGCGGCAACATCAGGTCGTTTTCGATGGTGGTCGAGCTGACGGTGATGGCTCCGCCGCCTTGGATGGGAGCGGCTGCTGACTGGACTTTGTTCTGCCAGAAGGCCCAGGTAGAACTGTCAATACCGCCAATGGTACCTGTGCCGGCATCAGCAACAAGAGCTTGCAGACCATTGATCTGATTCGGGAGGGTGCCATCGGAGTACACGTCCACAGAGAAGTTGTTCTTGAACGTCTTGATGGCGTTCTTGATACGGGACTTAACGAGGTCCACCAGCTGGCTAGAGCCGGAGTTCGCACGCAGTTCCGTACCGTTGGCAACTACTGCCAGAGCGATCTGACGCCACTGGAACTCAGCCGCAGACAGTACATCGCTTGCGGAAGTGTTCAAGGTATCGTAGCCGCTGAAGCGGATGTAGGTGGAGTTCTCTGCGTATTCCAGCGGAGTAACGATTGAAGTACCACCGTCCAGAGTGCGCTTCTTCTTCATAATGCGCGACAGCAGGGCGTTGTGGTTAGAGACGTTATCAACCGTCTCCTTTTTGTGCTTGCGCAGGGTGGTTGCGACAAGCTCGGTAAATGTGCTATGCGGGCTGGCCATTTGTCAGTCTCCTAACGATTGGAACGGGATTGGATTTGTTTCAGCGTTTCAGCTATCGTGTCATCCATCGTGCCAAGGGGAGCCGTATCGCCCACTGCCCTGCTTGTTGGTGTGACCCGTGCCGCCGTAGCCTTAGCAGCCTTAGCGGCGTGTTCCGCAGCCTCCTTCCTGAGCTTTTCGGCAGCTTCCGTTTGTAGACGGGCTTGCTCCTTGGCTCTGGTAGTGGGGTTGCGCCAGATTGCGAGATCGTAAGCCTCTTCCAGGGTTTTGCAGACCTTGCTGTCAATGAGCGTCGTCATGTCGTTGATTAGCTCAGAGAAGTAGGGTCGGTTCGGATCGGAGGCGAACTTCTCTACAGTTATTGTTACCTCTTGAAGCCTAGTTGCTTGTTGCGCGGCTGTCAATTGTTGAAATTGCCCCCGCAATGACTCTAGTTCCTGCCGCATCTGCTCGGTAGCTGGATCGACATAGGGGCTGTCGCCGAACTCGTCCAGCGGAATGCGATAGTCCCGAGCAACTTGCCTCAGCAGCTCCGCTTTCTGCTGCGGAGTCCCTTCGATCAGGGTACGCTGAAAGCCCAGCAGCTGCTGAATGTGGTTCCCCGGATGGATATTGTAGCGCTGGAACAAGTCCATATGCGGACGGAGGATGTCCTTCAGTTCCTTACCCAGGTAGGCATCGCCCTTGTACTGCTCAATGCCCTTGAAGATGTCCTCCTCCCGCTTCAGTACCTCGTCCTGGACTTTCTCCGGTAGGGAGTCCCAGAGCTGAGCGGCCTCTCCTCGCCACGTCTGCGGAGCGGTGCGCTTAGTATCCGTAGGCGGAACTTCAACCTCAGCCTTAGGAGCCTCAACTGCGTCCGGCTCACTTCCAACAGGATTCGCGTCAGCCACAGGGCTATTACCAGCAGCAGGAGCATCGCTCTCCACAACAGGCGGAGCACTCCCTTCGCTCGGCTCACTTCCGGCAAACTCCCCTCCGCTACCGAACAGGTCTGCTCCGATCTGGTTCGCTGCATTTTCAATATCCATCAGTCACCTCTCAAGCTCTATTGTAAGTGGTACCAGTAGATGAGGCCAGCTCCCCGGCTAACTTCATCTGCTTTTCTACTGGCATCTTGGTTACCAGCTCGGCGGCGGTCTCTGCGAGCTTGTTAGCCAGTGCATCGTCCTCCGCCTTTCGCCTCTTTTCTACTTCTTGCCGCTCACCCCGCTCAAGTACTCTACAATCATGCCTGAGAAGGTTCTCTTCATGCGCTCGGCGGGAGGTGATGGCTTTTCCAGTGATTGGGCACTGGTAGGGCTGAATATCTCCTCGGACGATCGGCGCAGACACCATCTTACGTGCCGGTAGCTGGCACTGTGGACAATGCTGCTCCTCGTTATAACGAGCCAGTGGTAGGTATCGTGTAAAGTCTCCGCAATCCGCGCAGCGATATTCATAGGTTGGCATTTGCCCCTCCTTTAGGTTTCAGTCGCGCCTGAGTGATAGCAGCCTGAGTCTTGGCTTGGAGTTCAACCAGCTTCAGCCGGTGCTCCTCCTGCTTAAACTCCATCTCCATAACCAGCTGCCGCTCCCGCATAGCGAGTTCCTGTTCCTTCAGCTGCATCTCCCGCATAGCCATAGCCTCTTCTCGCTGGGCTTTCCGCTCATCCATCTGGCCCTGCATCTGCATCTTCTGCAGTTCCATTTGAGCTTTCTGTGCCTCAGCCTGAGCCTTGGGATCTTCCTTTTCCTGCTTCGGCGGCTGCTTGCCCATCGCCATGATCTCGTCTTCAACCTCAGTCCCCATTCGGAACCTACGCACAATAGACAGCAGTATGACCGAGGCCGTAGACATAGGCATAGCCCCGTCAGCTATCAGCGGAGCTACTCCGTTCATGAACTGAGAAATGGCATTCAGCAGTTCGCTGAAGTCCTTCTTGTCCTCGGTAGCTTCCACATCGACAGTAGAGTTGGTCTCGATATCGACCTTGAAGCTGCGGCTGAGGTCATTCTGTAACAGTCCCAGTACCTCGTCGATAGTCGGTTGCCCCAGCAACTGAGCTATCTCCGGCGGAGGCTGCTGCCCAGCTACCTGTGCCTGTTGGGCTAGAGCTTGGGCTTGAGCCTTCTGCTCCTGCGTAGGCAGCTTCATGTCAGTCATCTGCATGATGGTCTGAGGACTAAGGCGCGAGACCGCAATCTCCAGCATAATCCGCAGGGCATCCCGACAGAATGTAGCTACAGTGGTCTGTGCCCTCTTCAGGCGTAGAGTACCCCACTGGTTCTTGATGTTCTGAGCGGTAGCAGTCTCGCTAGCCTGGCTTGCGCCTCGCAGAATGTCACTAACACCAGTAACCTCATAGATAACTCCCTTGATCTGTTCCCGCTGGGCGTAGAGCTGCTGCAGGGCAATGATCGGTTCCTTCAGTGGCTGGTACCAGATAGCATTCGCCAAGTTGGCTCCCTGCCCATTCCCCAGCGAGGCCACATTCTGCAGCGGAATCATGTCCCCATCTTTCGCCAGCAGTACCCTCTCCATCTCCTCCAGTGTCGCGTCGTAGGCTCCCCGTACCCGGATAGTCCTAACGATCTTCATGATTCTGGCGGTGATGTCGTTAAGTTCCTCGGCCTGCTGTTCGTAGAACTGGTACAGCGGGACTGGGGTATTGGAACTGATCCGACGGAAGAAAGTCAGCGGCTCCGGGCAAGGGAAGAAGTTCACCAGACCCAGTGGGTCATCCTCCCTCTTCAGCACCCTGTCCGGTACGGAATCTGACACAAAGGTCACAGTCCGACTGGACTTATCCCAGATCTCGTAGACGCAAGCCAGCATAGGCTTGTCCTTCTCCGCGTCCCGATCCCGGTCACTAGGGTCGTCGTCCTGCTCCATAGCCGTAGGCTTGAACTCCGCCCCGGCCAGAGCCTCCTTGCCGAACTTCTTCTCCAGTTCCTCCCGAGTGAAGTACCAGATAGCCGCTACCCACGGAACCTTAGACCACTTCTTAGCGTAGCCGCAGAGGAAGCGATCCCAAGGCAGTTCCTCAAGGCACACATACTCCTTGTTCACTGCCGAGGGTTGGCCCTGCTCATCGTAGCTGACATCGGCCTCGTAGACTGCCCAGGCATTACCCCGGCCAGGTACAAGCCCCTCGTGTACAGCCTGCTTGAAAACCGAGTCCGGCGTAGTGTCGTCCTCCGAACCAGAGTCCAGCATAGCCTCAAGGAGTTTCTGGCCCATCTGGGCTGCAGCAACTACCGTAGGGTCTACCGACTTCTTGTTCTTAGGCTTAACATCCGGCCTAGGCTTGGTATTGTACAGTGCTGGCGCGAGAGTCTCCGTATTACTGTAGAGGATGTTGAAGGGAGTCTCCTCCCCTGCAGTATCCGCCTCATAGATACGAATGATCTTCTTAGCCTGCTTGCGGTAGTCCTTCTCCCGCCGCTTGGCCTTGTCGATCTCCCCCATCCAGTACTGGAACAGCGCGGCCTCTTGCTCCGCTTTGGTAGCCATGGTTACACCTCAAGACCCAGTGCGGTAGCTGCCACTGTAGCCGACTTAGTAGCCCGGTAGTGGGCCGGGCCTTGGAGCTGAATCGGGTTCTTGGTCGGAGTGATCTGGATAGGGTTGCCGGTATCGAAGTCATAGCAGGTAACATAGTTCGTCCCGCAGCGAACAGCCACGCTAACGTACTCAGTCCCGGCAAGGCCATCGGCAATCAGAATAGCAATGCGCCCTGCAGGTACCTCGAAGTAGACAGTAGATTCAGCCTCAGTTGCCGCCAGAATGATATTATTGTAGCTCATGTTATTTCACCAGTATTGATTTGCGGGAGCCAATGGTAATGACGATGTTGGCGGAACCTGGATCTTCCCCGCCAGTGTCGATAACTGGCTGAAAGCTGACAGTACCTGCGGTAGCATAGCCCGAACCGTCATTAACCTCGAAGTCGAAGGCAGTCACACTGCTGGCAGCCTTCAGCGAAGCGTCGTCGTAGATAGTCACGTCAGTTAGTGCCCCGCCGACCACACTCGACCAGCGGATAGTGTTGCCTGTCACCAAGTCCAACGGTTCGCTGGAGAGCCGCAGCCCTGCGGTAGCCAAAGTGGCTCCGAGGACTACGCTTGCGCTGCTGACTGCCGTGTAGGTGTTGGTACGAAAGAGCCTCTGCTCTTCTAGACCAGCTTGGGTGACGTTAGATCGGAACAGATAGTTAGGCATGATCATGACTCCGCTATAAACGTGGCTGGGTAGACGTGATCTGAGGTCAGGTCATCATCCGGTAAACCTACCTGTAGAAAGTAACTTCCCGCTGGGATTGTTAAGGAAGTCAAGCTCAACAATCCCTGACTATCGGTAGTAGCCGCAATACCCGCAGTACCTCCGTCAACAGCTGCCCCAGAACGAGTTTGTTTAGTCCAGCAGACTACAGCTGTGCTAGCCAGCGGTACGTTAGCAGCAGAGTAAAGGTAGAAGCCCGACCCAAGTGCCCGTGTAGCCGTAGCCGTGTTGAAGCTGCCGTAGAGTACGTTGGAGTAGTTCGACCCGCCAGTTACCTGCACAATAGCATAGTAGTAGGTCGTACCGGCCGAGGCTCCAGTTTTGGTGTCGGAGATCGAGGTGGAGGACACTGCCACGGAATCAGTCAGCGTAGCCGCAAGGTCGTCATTTCCATGGCCTGCTGCGATCTGTGCTCCTGTCGCACCAGTAACCTTACTCTGGTCGGTATTGGCGATCAGATAGGCCG